AATGATCTTCCATCAGTGGAAAATGTGGAATATCAGACTATTATTAAGATAAAAAAGATGTTGATGATTATTTCTTCACTAGTCCCGTTTTCTCCGAATTTAACTTCTCTCAGTGCTGAAATAGAGACTAATCGCGTATCTGCTATCAAATATCTTGGTTATTTGCAAAAAGCCGGACTAATTAAGATGCTACTTTCTTCCGGAAGTGGGATGAGTCTGATGAACAAACCGGAAAAAATATATTTGGATAATACGAATCTCATCTATGCGTTGGCTGTGTCCAATGTGAATGAAGGTAATGCACGGGAAACGTTCTTTGCCAACCAGTGCTCTGTCACTCACAAAGTAACCGCAAGCAAGCAAGGCGATTTTGTCATTGACGATAAATATACATTCGAGGTGGGTGGTAGAAATAAAACCTTTGCCCAGATTAAAAATCTGGAAAATAGCTTTATTGCAATGGACGGTATAGAAACAGGCTTTGGGAATAAAATACCGTTGTGGCTGTTTGGGTTTACATATTGATGTAGTGTATTACGCTAACTGCCACATTTTTGTATCTCTCATAAGTATTATACGGGGGAAGACAAAAATGTGGCAGTGCTGATAGTCAATGATTTATTAGCAATAATTCCCTTGAAATAAGAGAAGTTTACAGAAATCTTATAGTAGATTTTGACTTTTCTATTGAGAAAACTGCATTTTTCTTTTAATTATTTGAATTTCAGAACTTTGATTGTTCTGCTGTCATGTTTCCATCCCTTTTCCACCTCCGCATATTGTTCCAGTTCTTTCGTCGTTATGCCCCGTCCCGTGTTTAATCCCATTTTTTTATATACCTGTCTGAGCATACTTTTCGCTTCCTGCACGGATATTTCAGCACCCACAGGAAAAGCACGTTGGATATATGTCCGCATTTGCCCGGACTTCTTAATCGTATGCTCGCTACTCACATTTAGTGCCGTCCGCAATTTATTCTCATTATAATCGGCTTCCCTTACAAATTCCGCTCCAAAGCGGCAGAAACAGTCGTATATATACCTGTCGGCGGTAGAAGTAATCAGATTCATCAACATACGCCGATACCTTTTCTGTATTTTCTTGTCGGTAGCTTTGCTCATCTTTTCCATCTCTTCCAGTTTCCGGACGATCAGTTCTGCCCGTTTTTTCTTTGCCAGACGATGCTGGATAGCCATGCGTTCATTATCCGAAACCGGCATCAGGCGTTCTTCGTGCGAGAAGACAAAATATCCGGTCTGCTCGTAAGCAAGGTGCAGCAGATCGGCAGAGGTGTACAAGCGTTTCACTTGTTCCTTTTCATAGAAGTTGGCTATCAGAAACGAATCCGGCTTTCCGTTTTCGTCCAGATAAGGGAGGTAAGAGTTTTCTCCGATGGCTTCCTGTAGTAAGGTGCGTTCGCCTATGTTGGTAGTTCGTGCCAGTTGCGCTTTCCAGCCGTTGAAAATGGTGGAAGCTCCCTGAATCCAGTGATCGATTTCAGAAGAAGACATACATTCCAGTTCCGGTCGGATAGAAGCGATGTGTGTCACACTGTTGACTCCGCCCCGGAAACGTCCGATAATCTGGATTGCCTCGGTGGCAGGGTCAATAACGGATTGCGCGGCACCATACAAGTCACTGACGAAAATCACATGAGGCGGATTTTTGCAGAGTATGTCTACCGCCGAGTAGAAGCGGGAGGTGAAGAAATTGTAGCGTTCCAGTTCGGTGATCATCATTGACTTTTTGCGGCGGTTTCCTTTCCAGAGCTTGTATTGTCCGTCTTCGCTACAGAATGTGCAGGCATTGCTTAGTTCGGGTATCAACCGGTAGAAGCTGTCTATCGAATCTATGCTGTTGCAGAAAATGCAGACAGTTCCTCTCTTGGCTTCAATCACTTCCTGCAGGGTTTCCAGCACATTGTTGGTAGTAATCAGTTTCAGTTTCTGCCGATAGACATAATCCGGCTGAATCAATACCCGCATGAAACCGTCAAAACGACTGTCCTTTTCGGGTACGATAGGCGTAGCGGAAATCAGTGCCTTGTTCTGGAAACGAAAGAAATCATTCATCGGTTCGCGGATAGAGTCACGGTAGTGCACGTCCTGTACCAGCTTCTCGCATTCATCAAACAAGATGAAGCATTCCGTATACATATCTATATCCACCGTTTGCATGGCTTCCTTTATCTTGTTGAAGCCTTCGGGAGTAGTCAGTAGTTTGTAATCCTTCTCCCGGTTTGCTTCCAGAAAGTCGGCGATCTGCCGGATGCTTACACCTTTATAGACAGCAAGTGCATTCTTATGTACCCTTGCTTTCGACTCGATGACGGGTACATTCGGTTCGATGATAATGGATTTGCGTGGTGCTGTGAGTTCACAGTGCGTGGCACCCAGTCCCGGCAGCAGTTTGTTGATGATGCAATTGGTAGGAATAAAATCTTTTCCTGCACGTTTTAGCGCATCCGCAAAGTATTCTCCTTTCCGGATGGAGTAAATTCGATCGTATTCCATGCGGTTAATATTTCCGTTTATTGTGTTTCTTTGGATTGTACTTCTCAAATCCGGCAGCTGAAATACGTTTCTTCAGATTCTTGTCCGCTTTAAAAACTACGTTTTTCACTTGGATGGATTCTGCCCTGTGGTTTTCGTCCGGCTCTTTGTCTTCACAGAAATTTCCGTTTAGAGAGAAACTGCCGAAGTCGTCCAGATTGAGTATGTTTCCGTCTTTCAGTACGGCCTCCATACCTTCCAGTACTATGCTGAGGCTTTTGTATGCTTCTCCTTTGGATAGGTTGTATTTGGTTGCCAGATATTCTACGAATGCTTTGGTGTCCAGTGTATCCCATGATAACAGTTGTACCCGGACATTTGTCTCCTTATCTCCTGTGAATGTATCCGCGAAGCGGGTTGTTTTGTAAAGTATGCTCATAATAATTCCTTTTTTGAATAGCCATTGTTTGCGGTGCAGTTGAGTAATAGCCGGGATAGACAAGTGTAACAGGAATATTGCACAAGTATAACAGGACGGTTGCTCAAGTGCAACAGATTAATTCATACAGATGAAGTTGCTAAAAGATAAGGGATTATTTTTAGTTTGTGTGGGAAAAACAATTAACTCTTCCTTATGAATTGGTAAAAACATCTTGTCGGTTAAGACAATGCAAAGGTAAGAATAAGTACCGGACTAACAAGAGAATAAATCTATTTTGTGACTTTGTCTTTGATGTCATGGTTTGGTATAGTAAATTTTATTCAAACATTAATAATGATAGTATTTTTATCGGATTATCAACAAACAATGCATACAATAGATGAAAAGATGGCACGACCTTAAAATATAATATGCTAATTGACTGCTAATTAATATTCTCAACATCTAGTTTGTATTATTGAATTGAACAACCAAAATGAATGTCTTTATGGATATAAAAAAGAATTTGCGGATCGTTGCGAGGAATGCAGCGTTTAGGGTAGAGTTTCTCACGAGTGGGAGAGAGATTCTTTTGTACACGAATGCGATTTACTCTGCTATGATGTGGGGGTGGACTAAGCGCATCGAAGAGAAAGAAAAAGAAACTCACATAAGAGAAGAGTTAATAAAGTAATAATCTTAAAAACGACAGGCTATGTTACAGGAATTTTTAGAAATTGAAGAACTGAAATCAATACATGAAGAGAAACTCAGATTGATGGAGAGGGAAATGGCATTATCAACTCCTTTACTAACAGAATTGGAGTATATACCCATGCTGTATAAATGGTATTGTGAATTGTCCGGTTGCTGTGAAGAATCAGGAGGACTGAATGCTCATCAGAAAGGACAGTTTCTGCTAATTATCTTATTCTTTTATTCTCCTATTACATTGGTTGGCGGAAGAATAGTAAATGGTGTCCGGGACAGGCTGGCAAAATTATTCGGTTTTAATTCCCCGTCTGCTGTTTCCAATCTTCGCGATGCTATTTCGTTTTATGAGACTTACAAAGGCTATAGAAAGACTATTGATCAGTTGCGTGACGAATTTATGAGTCGTCTGAAAGAGAACGGAATCATACCTCAAAATCCTATTTTATGACTTCGGGTAAGATGTCACGGCTAGGGGAACTGAAAATTTACCAGTCATTGATATTGGCATTACTTTTACCAGCGAATTAGAAAACAGGACCTGTGATTCAAAAGAAAGAACAGTTTAAAGCTAGCTTTTTTATATATTATTTATTAATTAAAAATTTAAACAATTTAGATTATGGCACAATTATCTTGGGGAAAACCCACAATTGAGTTTGGAAAATGTGTGAACGGAGCTGCACCGTCAGAATGGACAAAACTAGGTTGCGACCCGGTGGAAAGTTCAACTAAACTGACTCCTACCAAAGGTGAAAAGAAAGAAGCAAAGGTAGAGGGAGGCGAAAATGAAGCAGTGAAGTATGCCAGAAATACTTATGCGTTCGAGTTTGAAATCCGTGCGGCTAAAGGTCGTGAAAAACCGATCAAGGACTCTGACGGAGTAGTTGAAGGCGAGTATGCTTTCCGTCTTACTCCGGAAGATGAAACATGCGAAGGTATCCTGATCGAACGTTCTGTGGTTTCTGTAGAAGAATCATACGACACCGCCGAAGGTAAGAAGTGGAAATACACGGTAGATGTATTGAAACCTGCCACCGGTGATCAGGTGAAACCTTATACTCCTGCTACTCCGGCAGAATAAGTTTCTTTTTACGTCAATGGAGAGCGCTAGTCATGGCGCTCTTCTTTTATAAATTCCGCTATGAACATAAATAAAGAAATCGAAATCAACATATCCGATGCTATCGTGGAAAAAGCGATCAGTTTTAGTATCGGTAAGAATAAACTATGTCTCTATCCTTCTACTTTGGGTAAGATGCAAATACTGAAGAACTTGTATCTCTCGATGGATGTCAATATGGAGCTTCTGGCCATTAATCCGCTTGTTGAGACGCTGAGAATCTGCCAAGAGAAAACGGAATCTGTCTGTCAGGTCATTGCTTACTCTACATTCAACGATAGAAAGAGTATTCTGGATATGGAGAAAGTACTTCGGCGTGCCAGGCTTTTTCAGGATGAAGCGTCGGTGGAAGATTTGGCTACCATTTTGACTATTATCCTTTCGAGTGATAAGATAGAAGAGTTCATCCGATATTTTGGTATCGATGCAGACCGGGAAATGAAAACACGAATCAGCAGGATAAAGGGAGAGGGGAGCAGCATCACTTTCGGGGGAAATAGTATCTATGGACTGCTGATAGACTTTGCCTGCCAGCGCTATGGATGGACAATGGACTACGTACTTTGGGGAATTAGCTATGTCAATCTGAATATGTTGTTTGCCGATGCTGTTACTACTGTGTATCTTAGCGAAGAAGAACGTAAAAAGCTGGGTCGGGGAGATGGCGAGGTGATCAATGCGGATGATCCGGGGAATAGAGATTTGATAAGGAGAATGATTAGTGAGTAATTTATAGAAATAATTATTACGGATTAGTGTTGTTATGTTGTTGTTATTTGTATCTTTGCCAAATGTTTATCACGTTTTACATAAAGGATTCATAGGTGGGATATGAATTGGTAAAATGAATGCACAAACGAAATAAGCTGGCTAAATATTAACAAGTAATGAAAAAGATTTTATTTTTAATGACGGCTGTTTTAGTGATTGCCGGATGTAGTAAGAGTGAAGATGGGAAACTAACTCTGAGTGCTAATCAAGTTTCTTTGTATTCGGGCGACACAAAACAAGTAACGGTAAACGACAATGCTACTTGGAGTTCAAAGAGTGAATTTGTAGCTGAAGTAAGTGAGGATGGAATAATCAAAGGAAATCATGTTGGAAAAACAATTATCACTGCAACTTCAGATAATGGAGAGGCGCTGTGTGAAGTTGTGGTAAATGCTAAATATAGCACTTACACAGAACCTGTATTGGAATTTGGTGTGGATAAGGCAACTGTTAAGGCTAAAGAGAAACGTACTATTCTGGAGGATAAAACAAGTACATTGGGATACAGAGGCGAGAATAGTGCTGTAAAGAGCGTTGCTTATCTGTTTGAGAATGGAAAATTAACTTCTTCAGCTATAGCTCTTTCCTATTCGTATACTGAAGAAATAGCTAAATTTCTGTCAGAGAGATATCAGGTAATAGGGAAGGATAGTGATGGTGCATATTACTTCATCAATAATGATTCGGATAAATATAATATGGGGGTTAGATTATCCGTTGAAAGTGGTTTCATTATGGTGGTGTATGTTCCTCAGTCTCCTAAATCAAGGAGTATTCAAGCTGCAGATCTGCAGGAACTTAAGTCTATATTGGGAATTTAATATATAAATCTATAAGCTTATTTCGGTGGGATATTTAGCGCACCTCGTTCGTTCGAGATGCGCTAATTTATTAATTACCAATTATCAGATTCATTGCCGGCAAGACCATTTTTCACAGCCTCCTCAATCTTATCCATAATTACATTAGAGTATGCATGAGTCATTACTAATGCTTTTGAAGAAGTCTTTTTCGCTTTATGTTCATCCTTCTCAATGAAAGGGTAACAGGTTTCAAGCGGCCATTTTTCTGTGGATATGGAAGGTCTGGTGTTTGACAGAGCAGACATGACACCGCCTCCTACAGCTTTCTCCACCTCAAAACATTGTACGGTATAGGTCACACGAATTTTTTTATCTTTGATGTCCACTTTAATAATAGGGTGAACGCTGACATTATATGCGTTCATTCCGCCTAAGTGTCCTGCAATATCAGAAAGGTAACCTTTGCCGATAATAACTCCTTCTTCTTTGTCATTAAGTTGAATGACAGAGTTTGCGTCATTAAAAGATTCTACAAACCAATGGTTAAGAGTAACATACAATTTTTCTTTGGTTTGTTCTCCACATTCAATAACCTGAGTATATGTCAGAGAGTTGTTTTTGTCCAGTGCAAGTTGTGAACCTATGTTTGCTGCCGCATCTACCCATTTGTCGCCAAATTTTTCTTTAGCGTACTTTTCCAGTTCTTCACTGCGCATAAGTTGTGCGCTTGCACTAATTGCCATTAATCCAATTAGAGCACTCAAAATAATTCTTTTCATACAATAGCTGTTTGTTTTTCTTAGATTCTAAGAAAAGGGTTAATATTAATTCTGATTACCAGTTTTGATATACATACAATCCTTGGTCTTGAATTGTACTATTTATTTCCTTATAATAGATATATTTTTGCATCTCTATATTTGTCGAAATCAGGAGCTGGTTTTTCAATCTTTTTAAAAATACGCGTGTATTTCTTTTCTAGTTTATTGAATCCTTCTTCCCAGTCTGCATAAGCATTTGATGATTTAGAAAGCATGGCTACTTCTTGTAAGAAAGCCTCATTTGCCAATTTGTTGGTTTCCTCCAAATCGCCTTTGATGTATGTAATACAGGCTTCCGAAAGGAAATCTTTACTGTCGATCTTTTTCCATATTCGATTGACATTATTAGTCATACCCCATATTTTGAAAAAAAGAATGATTTGCATGATTCCAAATGCAATTATAATAAAGCCGGTAAAATTCATTAATCCTTCCATGATTTGTTGTTTTGTTTTTGGTAAGCCATAATAAAACATGCAGTTATTAAAATCTGAGCTACAATACTGATACTAGATTGCACATAATATTTAGGAGTTAAATATTCACTCCCGCTAAGGATGCCATATTCTACAAAACTATATAGATCGGATAATAGATAAATACTTGATCCTATACTCCCCAATAAAAAAGCTGTTTTCATAAGCATTAATTTTTTAATTGTTTATTAATAATGATAGTTTGTGTATAATATCTCGTTTTATAGTATATTTTAATGTTTTTATTTACTCAATAATGGATAGTATCCTAGTCGATTACTTCATGAGTGATGTAATTAATTTTAATGCAATCTTTTCTTCTTTCTCCATTGTAGAATGTTATATCAACATTAATAGTTGCTATTTCATTAGAAAATGAAGCATCTTTTATTACTATCTTAGGTTTATTAATTTCCTGCGGATATTTATCTGCTATTATGTTGGTTATATCAAAAGAAATGCTTCCTTTATCTAAATCGCAAATCATAAATTTTGATTGAGTATATGATACGTATCCTTTATTCCATACATATTGAGGGTCTTTGATTCCTAATAATTCAACACCCTCTTTTGATTCTATAATATTTCCTTTTTTGTCAAGAATGATATAGTTGTATGTACGATCGTAATAATTAGAATTATCAACTATAGTATATTTTGTTAATGGTATTATAGTCTTGCCGTCCATCCATCTTACAAATGATGGTTCTGCAGCTTCTAGATTGATATTTTTAATAAGTTCTCCATCCGATGAATATACTCCTATATATCTGTAGGGATACGTTGGTACTCCTGATGAAGTTACCCATTTTACAAATATGAGTTCATCAGTATCAAAAGCAAAATTGAAAATATCAAAATTTACGTTCTTCTGCTCTCCATATCCTATTTCAATATTTATAGGATTGGGTTGTGTCATTTCCTTTCTCCAGACAGTTTGATTGTTATTCCTCTTTCTTTTTACTAGTATGTATTTATAGTCATTCTGAAGATTTTCTCTAACTGTGCCGAAATAATGTATTGAGTCTTTAGAGAGCCATTCACTATCCATTGATATAGAAATAATTTCTTCTTCTTCATCCTTACTACACCCTACTATTGCTAATGTAGCTATTATTATAAATAAAATCTTTTTCATAAAATATTAATTACCAGTTTTGATATATGTACAATCCTTGGTCTTGCATAGAAGTTTGGAAGACCTTCTTTTCACTTTTTCCTCTATAATCTTGGTTTACGTTGATCGTTTTGTAAGATGAATAGGTGCGCCCCCCATATTCCTCCATATATGTAACCCATAATATGTATTCTCCATTGGGCATATTTTCAATATTGAATACACCGGATTGAAATTTAGTAGCATATTTGGGTTTGGAAGATTTGCTTCCGTCCGTATATGTGATTAGTCCGTCATTAACAACAGAGATAGTGCTTTGGCTGTTGTCGATACTTTTGTTCTCATTTTCGTAAATGTACAGAAAGGCTTTTTTAGCAACTTTTTCTTCTGAGTCCTCCCATTTAGTGTACACGTTTACAAAGAAAGTTTGTTCGGTGGATTCGTCATCATTAGAACATGATGTCATGAACATTGGCAATATAGCCAATAGTAGTAAGATTTTCTTCATTTTTATATGCTTATTAAAAGTTTGTTTTGCAGGTTCATTACCAAAGATCTGGTTTTAAATCTTTGGTCGAATTTTTTGAATATGTTTAATTGATCTAATAACTATGGAGATAATGCACGATTATTGAGGTATGTGTATAATTATCTCATTGCTTAGAAATTAAGCGGAATTTCTTTTTACTTTAGTCATGTTTATATTAAGCTTTATATAGGCAAATAGCATTTCCCACTATCTATTTGTCCCACAATGTATATTTCCCTATGTTTGTTTTGCCGCTTTGCTGGCAAAGCATCAGTGTTAATTTATGCTGCAAAGGTAGGTAGAATATATTGAATGCCAAAAAGATTCTCTAATAATTTTCATGTATTAAATGGATATTATAGCTTGTGCTCTTTTCTATGTGAAATTATATATCAGGTATTAATACTTGAGTTGTCGAGTATTAATACCTGATATATCAAGAGTTAATACTTGAGAAGTGAGATGTTAATGCTTGATATGTTATATGTTATTGCTTGAAAGATAATTGGTATGACATTAATATTATTCCTACCTTTGCCGAACAAACAAATTAAATATCTATACGTAATGAAAAAGATTCTTTTTTTTATGATTTTATTGTGTCCAATAGTATTGGGGGGATGTTCTTCTGATGATGATGATTGGATGGACTTAGATTCGAAACACTTGGTAGGAACATGGTCAACGGGTACGGAAGGAACTCACAAATACTTAAAATTTGAGAATGATGGAACCGGGTATTATGCGCTTCTTAACGGAGCTAGCTTTTTAACTAACTATTTATTTACGTATGAAATCTCAGGTGATAATATAAATATTGAAATTACCTATTCTGATGATGGAAATAAGCTCAAAGGACAGAAAAAAGTATGGGAGTGTTTATTTTCAAAAGATATATTAAAGATAAAGAACGGTTCAGAAGATGGAACTTACAAGAGGGTAGAATAAAGATAGGCTTTCCTAACGTTTAACAAGATCTATCCCAACTAGATGTATAGGGAATTTTATGTAGTAACTCTGTTTTAAGAATCGAAAAAGGGCAACTAGTTCGTTGTGAGTTAGTTGCCTTGTATTTTAATGATTAGAAGGAGTTTTCTTTTATTTCTTTAGCTTCTTTCATTCTTCTTTGTTCCTCTTTCTTTTCCTTTTCTGTTTTCACATGTTTCTTTTTGGGGAACTTGTCATTTTCAATGTATATGATATAATAATAATTACCTCCATCATAAAGTTCTCCTAATTTTATGACAATATTTTTGTCTTTCATTTTGAACTTTGCATAAGTAAACTCCTTTCCGACAGTAAAGTCCAGTATATTGGTTTTGCCTTTTTGAAATGAGGGAGAGCCATGCTTTTTAGTAAATTCTTTGGCAAAAATGTTACAATCCATTATTAGCTCATTTATATAATTAGCTCTTACATAATAAGATTTAATGCTGATTCTTTTTAATTCATTTTCTTGATAATAAGCTGAAATTCCCGCTAAATTATTAAGTTCGAAGAGCTTTTTAAATTTGAACTCTTGATCAAAATTCATTGTAATTTCATCTACACCATGTTGTTTTCTCCCATTTTTGAATGCATTAGTAGATAAAGTTTCTTTCATACTCATACCAAATTTAGCATCTCCCCAAGCAATTAAGGCCAAAGAGTCTAGTCTTGCTTGCTGTAATGAGTCTTGTATTTCTTGATTTCTAATTTCTGCATCGGTAAAGATCATAGAATCGTATTGTTCAATTTGATTCGACTGCTTTTTAGTACAACTGACTATTAGCAATGTGATTATAAATAGTTGTAGTGCTTGTTTCATGGTTTTTACTTTTGATTTTAATAGTAATGTGATAATTTGTTTCTCTAGGCAAAAATAATGATAATTATTGGAATTCGATAATTGCCAAGATAAATACTGAGAGTAGATGCTACTTTTCTTGAGTAATGATTCTCCTATCAATAGAATAACTTGCTTGATATTGCATGAAATATTGATATAATGATAAATTATGTGACAAATATCTTTATGTCACGAGCTTGAGGACATTTTTTTTTATATTGATTAAGCTTTGCAATAGTTTTGGCTAATAATAATTTGAAAGATTAATAATATGGGAAATTTAACATTTAACATTGGAGTAAATAGTGATGATTTTATCATGAAGGCTGAACAAATGCGCTTTTCTATTCATGCTTTAGCGCTTGAATCTAAAAAGGCTAATAATGCGAACAGTGACTTTGCAAATATTTTAAAGAAAACATTGGATATTATTGGTGGAACAGAAACTTTAAAAGATTTTGCTAGTGACGTTGTTCGTGTACGTGGTGAGTTTGAACAGCTTGAGATTTCTTTTGCAACTTTATTGAAAAATCGAGAAAAGGCGAATGTATTAATGTCTCAGATAATAAAGACAGCTGCAGAAACTCCTTTTAATTTAAAGGAGCTAGCTATTGGAGCAAAGCTATTGATTGAGTATGGTGCAGAATTTGAACAAGTTAATGATACATTAATTCGATTAGGTAATATTGCATCAGGTATGGGGTTGCCACTAGAACAGTTAATTGAACTGTATGGAAATGTAATGGAACAAGGAAAACTTTATGAACAAAATATTGACCAGTTTACGATATTTGGCATTCCTATGCTTCAAGGTCTTGCAGATATGTTGGGAGTAACAACTGCTAAAATAACTGAACTGGTGTCTGTAGGTAAAATAGGTTTTCCTGAAGTACAGAAAGTTATAGGTAATTTAACAAATGAAGGCGGTCAGTTTTATGGTTTAATGGACGAACAATCTAGAACTATTTCTGGCAAGATTGAGAACATACGTGACGCATGGGAGTCAATGCTTAATGAAGTGGGCCAATCTCAGGAAGGAATTATAAATGAATCTCTTAATGGAACTCAATATATTTTGGATAATTATGAGCAATTAGGTAAAGCAGTATCAGAATTGGTAATAGTATATGGGTCATATAAAGCAATTCTAATAACTATTACTGCTTTGCAAAGATTGAATCTTATAGTGATGGAGCAGGCTAACTTGGAGATGTTGTTAGCTGCTAAAGCAGGAATGGTTGTATCCCAATCACAAGCATTAGCTGCTGCAAAAACAAAACTGTTTACAGGAGCAATAAAGGCAAATACTATTGCGCTTCTTCAAAATCCATACACTTTTATTGCGGCAGCTGTAGTGGGACTTGGGTACGCAATTTATAAAGTGACTACTGCTGAAACTGAGTTGGAAAAAGCTCATAGTCGTTTGAATGAAGCAAATATGAATGTAGAAAAAAGTCTGACTTCTGAAGTTTCTAAATTATCTTCTTTAGAAAGAAAATTGATAGAAGTGAAGAAAGGAAGTGAAGAGTATAATAAAATAAAAAAAACTATAGTTGATAATTACGGTCAGTATTATATTGGTCTTGACGAAGAGATTGATCGTGTCGGTAATCTTTCAACTTCGTATGCTCAATTAGTTGAAAATATGCGTTTGTCAATTGGGCAACGAAAGTTTGAGTTTTTCTTTAATACTGAACAAGAGAATCTTGATAAAACAATTAGTGAAAAGTTAGATGTTGCATATGATACATTGATTAAAAAGTTTGGTCAGACTAGAGGCGGGAACTTATATAATCAATTTTTTGATAGTGCGATGAGTGGAAAAGCTTTGTCTCCGAATGTGATAAAGGATTTGAAAAGTGCAACTTTTTGGGATATGAAATGGGGAGACAATGCAGAAGATGGTTTAGTTGACTTTAGGAACAATGTGTTTAACTTGCGTTCAGAGATAAGTAAGGAAACTAAGGCTACTGAAACTGTTCTTGAAGAATATAAATCTAAGTTCAGAATCACCGATGAAGAGGTTGCAGGTATATTGTTTGATAATGCGGAGAAAACGGATAACGGTGAAATTAAAGGTCTTAAGACGTTAAAAAAATTAGTTTCTGAGATAGAAAAAGTAAAAGAAAATATAAATAATCAACGAAAAAAAGCACAAGACGGTCTTGCTGATGATAGTGAATTACAAAAAGCAAACGAAACGCTTAATAAGTTAAAAGAACTGTATAAGCTTAGGACTGGTGCTGATTATGATAAACAGGCTTCCTTTTCTGGAGATAATAAACAAAAGCAGGAAGATTTACACAATAGGCAGGACTTAGAAGGATCAAATTTAATAGAAGATCTAGAGAATAAAAGTGCTCAGGCTGAAATTGATGCTATGGAAGAAGGAGAAGAGAAAAAGCTAGCTCAGATGGAGTTAAATCATCAAAAAGAAATAGCAGAACTAAAAAGATTAAAAACTGATTATCTCCAAAAGAAAATTGATTTGGAAAAAACTATATTCGAAGCTAATTCAAAGAATGAAGGTAAAACTTTTGATGAATCGACTGTATCTCTGAATGAAAATGAAAAGAGTGCATTTGCTAATATATTGAAACAAACTGTTGCGAGACAAGGGAATGATATATCAGTATACTATAAAGAAATATTGTCAAAATATCAAGGTTATACAGAAAAACGTCTTGCTGTACAACAGAAATTTGAACAGGAAAGAGAAGCATTAAGAAAAGCAGGAGCTTCTAAAGAAACACTTGCAGAACATGATTATCAGAAAGAAGGAGCCTTGGAGGCTGTTGATAGTGAGTTTGCTATGCGCGAGGATTCTTTTCAGTCGTGGACTAATAGCATAGCAAATATGAGTTTGGAACAGTTACAGAAATTACTGTTTCAAGCAGAGCAGGAGCTCCAGCGATCTGAATTTCTAAGTCCCAATGATCCTAAACTGGCGGGACAAAGAGCAAAGGTATCTTCATTAAAAAATGAAATTAGTGAGAAAACTAACGAGACTCAGACAGCTCCTGAAAAGCGGGGTATAAAAGAATGGCAAGAATTATATAAGACATTAGGAAATGTAGAAAGTGGATTTAATGAGATTGGTGATGCAGTAGGAGGTACTGCCGGAGAGATCATATCTGCTGCCGGGGGGATAGCATCATCTACATTGCAAATGATTGATGGTATTGTAATGTTGGCTAATGGTTCTTCGACGGCAATGAGTGGAACAGCACAGGCAGCATCCACTTCTATACAAACTGTAGAGAAAGCTTCTGTTATCTTAGCTATCATTGGCGCGGCATTACAGGTGGCTACCAAAATAGCAGATATGTTTGGTGCTGATTATTCTGATTATGACACAGCCAAGGAAAACTACGAGAGCTATGTGAAAGTGCTTGATGTAATTATTGGCAAGCAGAAAGAACTATTGGAAACATTGACAGGAAAGGCTGCTGTAGAAGCCTCTCAGAAAGCAATAGAGCTTATTGAAAAACAAGCAGATGCAGCAAGAACACTTGGCAAGGAGCGTTTGAATGCTGGAGCATCAGCAGGCTCTCATTCTATCGGCGTACGAATGCGTAAGGGTATGAATAATGAAGGATGGGCAGAGTGGAACAACTTTGCCAATTCAATAGGAATGAATCCCGATGATATTGGGAATAGAATGACTGGATTATTTGATTTAACAGCTGAGCAGCTTGCAACACTACAAAGGGATGCTCCTACTTTTTGGGCAAAATTAGATGGGGATGTACGCGAATATTTAGAGCAAATAATTGCATGTAATGAGGAAACGGAAGAAATGAGAGATCTTCTGAATGAATCGTTAACCCAAGTATCTTTTGATGATGTCTTTAGTAGTTTTCTGGATGCATTGTCTGATATGGATTCTTCCTCAGAAGAGTTTGCCAATAATTTTGAGAAGTATATGCAGAAAGCTATTCTTAATTCCATGCTGATTGACAATTATAAGTCTAGAATTAATGAATGGTATAAAGCTTTTGCTAAAGCCAATGAATCAGGCGGTATTGATGAAAAGGAATATGCAGATTTGCAAGAAAGCTGGAATGGCATTGTTTCCGATGCTTTGGAAGAGCGCAATGCTTTAATGCAACAATTCGGTTGGTCTTCTGGTGAAGAGTCGTCTTCTCAATCTTCCACTCAGAAAGGATTTGCTGCGATGTCTCAGGATACAGGAGATGAACTTAATGGACGTTTTACTGCTTTGCAGATATCTAATGAGGAAATCAAGAATTCAATGCTGTTTGTTTTGGGGAGCTTGTCTTCATTATGCACCACGGCTTCTGATAGTAACCTGCTTCTAACCGATATGAGGAATTTGGCTGTTATGTCAAACGGGCATCTGGAAGATATTGCAAAGTATACAAAAGTACTACTGGGATTTGGAGAGAAACTGGATAATATAGATAGAAATACAAAAAACATATAATGATATGAAAGACGAATTGCGCATTAACGGTAAAGATGCCTACACTACTTGGGGCATAAGCATGGATAATAATGCATTATCCGAACTAATGACACCATCCTCCAACAAAACTTTTATAGAAAACGAGAGTCGGCTGGAACATGGAAAACGGGTGGTCATCGCCAATCCAAGGGTAGATGTGAGAAACCTGACTCTTCAGATTAACCTGACGGCTTCCAGTGAGGAACAGTTTTTTGAGAGATACAATAGCTTTTGTGAAGAACTGGCAACAGGCGCACTTGAGATAGAAACCAAATATCAGCCTAAAGTCGTGTACAAAACGATTTATCAATCGTGCAGCCAATTCAGCCAGTTTATGCGCGGCATTGGAAAGTTCTCACTGAAACTATATGAACCGAATCCTAATGATAGAACGAAAACAGTATGATAGATATTAAAGACATATCCGGAAATATACGCTTTTCTACTCCCATAAATCAAGGGAGCAAGCGTAAGTTCCTGTTGATGAAGGAGGATTATATAACTTTGAAGTTCTCAGCTTTGAAACCTGTGTATTTCTCTTTGGGAGATTATATCGACAACGAGATAGGGGTATTTGAGCTTGTTGATTTATATAAGCCGGATTATAACGCAGAAACGGGAGGTTACGACTATGATCTCCGACTGGATGCCTACTATTGGAAATGGAAGAATAAGAAGTTCTTCTATACTCCAGAGAAAGGAAACAAAGAGTCCGGATGGAGCCTGACCTCTACGTTGGACACTCACATGAAAGTATTCCTGAAGAATCTTGAAGTACTCGGCTATAACTACAGGGGACGGGCTTTCAGCTACGTCACAGATGGTACGGTAGACAACTCTGCTAAACTGATTACGTATGATAGCACGAATATGATTGACGCATTGACACAGATTGCAGAAACATGGCAATGCGAATGGTGGATAACGGATAGCATCATACACTTCGGACGATGTGAATATAGTGATCCGGTAGATTTTGAGATAGGGGTAAATGTAGGAAATATGACACGTTCGGATAGCCAGACCAGTTATGCTACCCGTATCTACGCTTTCGGATCAACCCGGAACCTGCCGTCTGATTATCGTCCGCAAGATGAAGACGTAGTGATGAATGGCGTAGTACAGAAACGCCTGATGTTGCCGGGTGACACGCCCTATATCGATGCCTTTCCAGGGATGAGTATGGAAGAAGCTATTGAAGAGGTGGTTGTTTTTGAAGATGTTTACCCACGCAGGATAGGGACAATGTCTGATATTGTTCTTCATGAATATACGGATAAGATAGAAGAGGAAGGTAAAGAACCGGTTTTCAAGAAATGGAATGCCTATCGTTTTAAAGATACCGGAATGACTTTTTCCAAAGATTATGTGTTGCCGGGACAGGAACTGAATATTATATTCCAGTCGGGAGCAATGAACGGAATGAGCTTTACCGTAACGTTTAACCCCTGGGATAAGGATAAAAATGAAGACCAACAGCCGGAAAAGAATGCTGATGGTTCATGGAATCCTCTTGCACAAGTGTTTGAAATTGTGAGAAATGAAGATTATGGGCGCCCTATACCTGATGAATCCCTGAAGCCTTCCAATGGTGATACGTATGTTCTTTATGGATTCGATACGAAGTTTGTTTCTGATAACATGCTGCCAAGTGCCGAACAAGAACTGCTTGAAATGGCTGAAAAGTATGTGGAGAAATCGATGCAAGACCCTTCTACTTATAGTTGTAAGATGTTGCCTGACTATATTTATAACGATGGGGATATTAGAAGGTTCGAATTAGGCGACCGTGTGAATCTTATTAACAAGAACTATTTCGAAGATGGGCGTCAGTCGCGTATTATCGGTTATGAGTGTGCTTTGGATATCCCTCATGATCATCCGGTATATACGATTGGTGAAACGGCTGCATACTCCCGCTTGGGGGAAATAGAAAACAAAGTGGACTCCCTGACTTTCAAAGGACAGGCATTCAATGGATCAAGTGGAAATGGCGGTGGCGGTACCGGAGTCTATGTAATCGGTATAAATGATAAAACACAACCATCGGACCGGAATGTGTTTTCTTCGAAAAGGATTATAAACGAGATTAGAGGGAGGGCGCTCAGCAGAATTTATAATGACGAAGCGGCAGGACGGATAACTTTCACTAAAGGACTGGTATCATCGGAACTGGTAGAAGCTAATAACGGACTGGTGATCCGTAAAAAAGAAGTAACCGAGGAGGCTTCTTTCATGTGACTCATTGAAGAGTCTGAGGATGCAATCGTAGAAGAGTTGTCTGTAGGGGGTGGAGTTACTACTCTTGGAGGAATGGATAACGTCAGTGAAGAAGCTGACAAAACATCGGAGACGGATGATATTATAGTACGACTTGCCGGAGCTTCCGAGTGGACAGTAAACACGACATTGTTCTCTAATGTTTCACAATTGATGTCGAAGGTGTTCCCGTTTACCTTGTCTCTGGCAGGGGGAGGCGGAATTTATGAGAAAGGAAGTACGCAAACAATTAATCTTTCGTGGAGTTATGACCGGGATGTTACATCACAGTCTGTCAATGGAGAGTCAATGCCTATTGACAGCCGGGCAAAACAATATAAGGATGTTACAGCTGATACAACGTATACTTTGTCCGCTGTCTATAATGGTGAAGTTTATAGGGATTCTACCTCCGTGAAGTTCAGATTGAAGAAGTATTATGGGGTTTCTGTCCATGAGGCTCTCACCGATGAAGAGATTTTGGCATTGACAAGTTCTTGGGCCGAGCGACCATTAAAAACTACTGTATTTGATTGTTCCGGTGGCAAGTATCCTTATTATATTTTACCTGCTTCCATGATTTCTGATATTCAGTTTTGGATTGGCGGATTGCGTAATTCAGATTGGGTAGAAGAAGTTCGGACGGTGACGAATGTTTATGGGTACACAGAGAGTTATACAATATTCAGGTTAAACAGCATTCAAACGGGTGTGTTAAATATAGAAGTAAAGTAATGGCAATATTAAGTAACGGTAAGTTTTATGGATTCCTCTGTTCTGCCAAAGAAACCGGGCAGAAATTAGCAAACGGAGTGAAGGAGTATGTGGAAGATTTTGTATCCGGATTCGCTGGGCATGGATGGAAGATATGGGAGTATGTATCAGGAAAATGGATGCTTGAGGTCGATGCACTCAGGGTACGTGGACAGTTCACTGTATTTGAGTTATTGGTAAGTAAGATTCGTGCAATCATCGGTGCGCAAGCTATCACACAAGGATGTGGAAAAATAAAAACGGTTACTGTTTCTGATGACGGAATAGCTTACCTTATTACAATAGAAGACGCGGACATGAGTTTTGTAGAACATGACTTTATTCGTTGTCAGGAGTTTTCTGGTGGACAGAAGCTATATCATGTAGAAATTGAATCAGTAACGGAGGGTGTTATCCGTATCCTTAAATCCGAATTTGATGTAGATGGGGAAGGAGTGGTGATGAATCCTCCCGCACCGGGAGATGACATCGTGCAATTTGGAAATAGTTCTCATGATGAGAAATATATCGGTCGGCATTCTGCTATTTATATGCATGCTGACGAAGGAGCACAACCTGCTATTGATGTATTGGATGGAATTTATTCGAAAGATTGGTCTGATTGTTTGAAAGTTCGTATGGGTGGCGATATTCCCGGAAGTAATGGGTTGAAAGGATTTTATTGTGTTAACGGAATTATTAAAGGGATAGATAATGGTGGCTCTGTGCTCTATCAGTTTAATCCTGATGGCTCAGGATTTATCGGAAGAGGCGCTATCAAATGGGATGCTGAGGGATTTCGTTTTGGTACTGGTGTGAAATTGGCATGGGATAATCTGGATGATGAAACAAAAGAAAATTTGAAGGGTGAACCGGGGCAAGATGGTAAAGATGGATTAGATGGTGTTAATGGTGAGAATGGAAAAGACGGTCTTGATATTGTGTGGAAAGGAGAGTTGTCAACGTCTCCTGCAAACCCGCAGAAAAACTGGGTTTACCGTAACACGATTGATGGACGCGTATATATTTATAATGGCATTTCATGGACATTGATGGTGGCAGATGGTAATGACGGTACGGAAGGTGCGAACGGCAAAGATGGAAAGGGCGTCTATATTACCTATCATGACAGTGAGGAGGAACCTGCACGACCAAATGGAAACGGAACAACAGGGGGATGGCATACCAATGCAACTGCTGCTGTTATTTGGATTTCTCAAAAGGTAGCTGAGGATGCGGAATCTGGCGAATGGGGAGATCCTATAAAGGTGAAAGGTAATCAGGGGGAGCCGGGAAAGGATGCCAATCTTTTACCGTGGATTGAAGAATGGAATAGTAATAAAACAGAGATAGGTGGTGAATTTGTTGTTTCCCCAAAGATATTTTCCGGTACAAAAGACAGTGATGGAAAACTAACTGGTATTGCATTGGGAAGGGATTGTGTCACTATAAATGGAGAGAAGCGAACTGGAATATTTGCCCTTGATGAAGATAACATAATATTCGAACTAGATCCACTAATAAGGAAATATAAGTTTTCCGGTACGATTTTAGTTAGAAATGAGAAAGGGGATGTTTGGGAAGTTACTTCAAATGGAGATAATATAATTGGGAATAAAACAGGGAAAAGAGTGGTTATTAGCCCTAATAGTTCTGATATCAAAATATATGATGATTCAAATACCAATGTTGCCTCAATAGAAGGTGTTACAAGAAATAGCATTCCAGAACTTTTCGGAGGTGTGTCTTTACCAAGCATCACAATTATAAATGTTCCTTTCAGTATTACTAAGACTTCACAAAAGAAAGTTATTAGTAACTCTTTTCATACTGTAGGTTTGACAACTATTGATTTGTCATGTACAGCATCGATGGGTAGTATGTATAAAACATCTACTGAGCTTACTATAGAAGTAGAATCATATTCTGATGCAGCACTTAAAAATTACGTTGGTAGAACGATATTACTCAATGATGGACATACTGATACAAATAGTTGGAACTTATCATTGCAGAATGTTAGGATGACTCTTAATGAAGGATATCATGTATTAAGTACTTCATTAAGTGTAGCACAACAAAATCTTCCTAACTTCTTAATGAAATTGGAGACAGTAAATGCGTCATTATTATCAAATGGCTATATATCAACCTATTTCGCTAATGGTTTAGCTTTTGGGACATCATCTGATAATCTTTTTGCTTTTATGAATAGCGATGGACACATTAATGGGAAAATAATGAGTCATGGGTCGGGAATAGAAATTACGTCGGATTTATTAAAAGTGAGGGCTAGTAAATATAATGGGTTTGTTCCTGCAATGATATGTCATGGTAGAGCATATAGTACATTATCAAATGCGCATATAGTAAGGTGTAGAAGCTATGATGGTAATATTCCCACCATTACTAGAAGATCAGTTGGATCAGGATGGCTAAGAATGACTATACCAGCATCATGGACTGCTGATGGTTTTAGTAGTAATACTGTTCAAGTTTTACTGACTGGATTTGGTGTGAGTGTTGGAAGTACCCAATCTCTTCCTGATGGTTCAATAAAGGCAAGCGTTTTATCAGTAAGTAGTACTTATATAGACATTATTTTGTCAGATGATGCGTCAGCGAATGATGGTGAGTTTTATTTTGAGATGAAATGGTTTTAAACAAAAAGAAAGATAGGCTAGATTATCATTAGAAAAAGATAAAACTATGATTTCGATTGAGTGAGTTTCTGCTAAAAAAGAACCGCTTCATTCTCACAAGTAAGCGGATTCAAACGCGAATAAAATAAAAACTAAGGATGCTACCTCTTCGTATTGTAAAAATAGAATTAATATTTGGATGATAAAAAGATTATGGGATTAAACGATTGGTTTACAATAATTGGCGCACTCGGTGGCTTGGAAGCGATAAAATGGATCGTAAATTTCTACGTAAACCGAAAGACAAACGCACGCAAGGAAGATGCTTCTGCAGATGCTATGGAAAGCGAAAATGAGCGTAAACAAATTGCCTGGCTTGAGGAACGTATTGCCCAAAGGGATGCAAAGATTGATACAATTTATGTAGAACTTCGTCAGGAACAAGCTGCCCATTTAGATGAAATTCATAAACGGCACGGAATTGAATTGAAATTAAAGGAGGCTGAAGCGAAACGATGTGATGTTCATAGATGTGACAGAAGACAGCCTCCAAGTGATTATTAATTTAAAAGAACATTGAAACATGAAAATACTGATAGATAACGGACATGGTGAAAATACACCAGGTAAATGTTCGCCGGATGGAAGGTTGAAAGAATGGATATATACCCGAGAAATCGCAGATAGGATAGTAACCGGATTACGTGAAAAAGGTTTTAATGCGGAGCGCATAGTGAAAGAGAATATAGATATTCCTCTTTCCGTACGATGTAGGCGGGCAAATAACATTTACCGGGAAACTGAAGGTAATGCTATATTAATTTCTATTCATTGTAATGCGGCAGGTTATGGTACGGATTGGCTGACTGCACGTGGATGGAGTGTATTTGTATCAAATAATGCTTCTGTTAATAGTAAGCGTCTGGCAATGTGCCTGGCTGAATCAGCTAAAGCTAAATCAGCTTTTGTGCGTCAACCAGTGCAAGAACAATTGTTTTGGATACAGAATCTTGCTATATGCCGTGATACGATCTGTCCGGCTGTATTAACAGAGAATTTCTTTCAGGATAACAAAAAAGATGTAGAATTTCTTTTGTCTGCTGAAGGAAAACAACTGGTAGTGCAAACGCATATTGATGGAATTACTGACTATTTGAAAGATACCGCATCATGAGATGTTTGGTAGATGTGATAATCTTCCTTCTGATATTGGGAGGAGGACTTAGTTCCTGCCGGACTCTATATGTTCCGGTTGAAATCGTGAAAACGGAGTATCGGACTCGTGATAGCATAAGGCATGATAGCATATATCAGCATGATAGTGTATATATAGCGGTAAAGGGAGATACGATATATCAGTATAAATGTAAGTATCTGTATAAGTATCAATATGTGAATAGGACGGATACTTTGATAAAGACTGATTCTATACCGATTCCTTTCCCGGTGGAAAAACAGCTTTCCACATGGCAGCAGTTTAAATTGGATTTTGGAGGTGCTGCCATGCTGGTTATTATCATATTTATTTTCATTATAGCAGGACGTATGGTCCATAAATTGAAAATATGAAAGAATGGAATATGAAAACTAAAAAAACAGAAGATAATGAGTGAAGATTTAAAAGGAACGAATGTATATGCTCCTATTGTTCCGGGAACTGGTGAAGATAGATATCCTACCCATTATAGTAAATATGGAAAAGGTGGAATCAAGTGCGTACGCACTATTGCAGAAAGAGATGACATCCCATTGGAGAGGCTTGAAGTGCCTACTTTGTGTTATGTGCTCGATGATGACCTTTTCTATATATGGGATGGAAGTAAATGGAATGTGAAGGAGATGGGAAATACGGAGATCGGATTGCAGCGCAATGTGCGTATTGTGAATGATCTTGATAATAAAAATATATCAGCCAGTAAAGGAGAACCGTGTTATTTGAAATTCACTTTCATAAGCCAGGAACGATATAGTTCGAAAGACCCGTATGAAAATACAGGAGAGCGTGGACTTTGTCAGATCTCAGTACGTAACTCCAACAATACAGAATATGTGGTAGTGAAGATGATGTACGTGAATTCTGCTACTTCTCTTAATGTGGATGTAGCCGAGTTTCTGACTTCCGGTGCCAATAATGTAATGATTAAAATCACTGGTGAGATTACGGAAACGACGACTCCTGCATTTGTATATACAGTACAACTGACTACTCTTTCGATTAATGCCGATAATTTTAAATGGTGGACTGCCTATAGTGGAGATATTCTTTTCAATCTGAATATAGGTGGAAATGTATCGAAAACTTTATTCGTAACTGTCACTGGAACAGATTATAACGAATTGTATGAAGTGTCTGTAGGGATGGGAGTGTATATTGAAACCTCGTACAACTACTCTATTCTGCATCCTGGAAAGACAGGAGTATTCAATATTTCTGCTTATGTTGCCAATTCGGATGGAAGTATTAAAACAAGAACAGTTTCCTTTAATGTGATCTGTGCAATGACCGGTGACCAAACTAAGTTGATTGCAATCAATAACGTTCTTAACAAAGGAATGAACTGGGCTGAAAATACGTTGTTTGAATATACCATGTATGATGGGGACAATGTAACTACGTCAGCACAATTTTTTGTTCGCAAGGATACAACGGATGTATATGTGTCTAATGAGGACAGCATCACTTGTTCGGCAAAGCATATTTTTTCTCTTTCCCTTGAAATAGAGACAATGGATAACTCCGGATTTGACATTGTAGCTTTGGTGAAGGATGGAGATGATGACCTCACTGCACCTATTATTTTTACTGTGGATAATTCTTCCGGCTATTCTGCTGTACCGGGAGCTGTGTTTTATCTGAACCCTAAAACTCGTAGTAATAGTCAGGCAAACCGACAGGTGATAGTGAATGAGATTGATGGCTCTGAGGTGAAAGCACTATGGGAAGGAGTAAACTGGGGAAATGATTGTTGGACTACGAATACGAATGGAGAAAAAGTTCTTCGTCTGATGGCGGGGTCTCTGTTGACTATAGACCGTCATCCATTCAGTACAGAGTGTGCCCGTCGAGGAATCACCATTGAAATTGATTATAGAGTGGATAATGTGACAAACTATTCGGAACCAGTGATGACGATATCATCTCCATCGGGAAATTCTTTTATAGGATTGAATCTTTATGCGGATGACATCATCATGCATACACAGTCTTTGAAAGATGACAGTGTGCAAAGTTTGCATACCTTTGAAGGAAAACGTACAAGGCTGACGCTGACTGTTTTGCCGACGGCTTACGGTAACCCAGGATTTAATCTGTGTATACTGTATATCAACGGACGTAAAAACAGGGAGTTTACTTATGAAGATAATGATTATTTCGCTCAATCGGGAGCTATTGTTATTGGGTCGGATTATGCCGATGTGGATGTTTATGGTATACGCGAGTATGCATCAGGATTAACTTCACAGGGAGTACTGACGAATTATATCAATTGGCTGTCTGATACGGAAGAAAAGGCAAGAGTGAAAGCTTTTAATGATATTTTGGATCCCAATGGTTCGGAGATAGACTTTGATAACACAAGAGATCAGTTCAATTGTCTGGTATTTGATAATACGATCCCGTATATGCTCGATCAGACACAGCGGGTTGGAACACTGGAAATTCTTTTTTATGATCATCCGGAATGGAATGTTTCTATTACTAATGTAGCAGCTAAAGGACAAGGAACATCTTCCATGAAATATTATTTGTGGAATACCCGTTACCAACTGGATAAAAACAACTCTGTGATTACTTTTGCAGACGGGACAACCGGAAGTAAGAAATGGCAAATGGTACCTTGGATTCCGGCTGGACAGAAGTTTACGGCGAAAAAGAATTATGCGTCCTCAATGCAATCTCATAAAATAGGTTCGGTCAACTCTTACGAAGATTTATATCGTGAAATGGGGTTGTTAAATGAAGCTATGCAGACGGAAATGTATAAGAATGCTCGTGTCGCTGTTTATCAGATGCCATTTGTCTGTTTTGAGAAATCGTTGAATGATGACGGGGAATCGGTATATACTTTCAAAGGACTATATACTTTCGGACCGGATAAAGGAGATAAATATACTTTTGGGTATGATACGGACTTATTTCCGGACATGATATCTATTGAAGGGGCGGATAATTCGCCATTATGTACTTTGTTCCGTGTTCCCTGGAATCCGAATAAATCATATATTGCCTATAATGAAGATGAGGAGGCTTTTCAGTATAATGGAGCCAATTCATGGGATTTCGGTGCCGGTGAATTGGAAAATATATCGAAGTTTATTCCGGCATATAACATCGTCTATCAGTGCTCACCACGGCTTTTGCCTTTCAACGGTACGTTGGATGAGTTGAACGCTCAGCTTGCAGACTATAGAAATCAGCCTTATGAATTTTGGATTGCGAAAGGCGGTGATGTGAACCAATATAATGTTTATTATTTCGAGTCGGCAGAAGGTAGGTTTGTTTCGTCTGATATAGGTGAAGGGCAGATAAACCTTAACTCTCAGCTTGTGGATAAAGGCTATGGATTGCTAAGTAAGGACTTAACAGAAAAAAATAATGATGAACTGAATACTCTCTTTATCAATGCTCGTATCTCGAAGTTTCGCCGGGAAGCACCGGACTTTTGGCATATACAAGACACGTTGACATTTATGAATAATGTGGAGTTTAATGCTGGTACAGACGAACGGGCAAAAAATACATATCCATACTCTTTCGGTATGGAGAATTCTAAATGGAGATGGCGTATCGATGATGCTGATACCCGGTTTGATACGACTAATCGTGGTTTGCCGGAGAAATCGTATAGTGTGGAAACGCATGATGTAGATGAAACTGGGGCATCTGTATGGAATGGTGAATCTAATAATTTCTTTAATTTGATGGAACTTGCCTTTGCTGAAGAGAAGACTACTAATATGCGCCTGATGATGACTTCTATGCAGGCATTGAGCGGATTAAAAAGTGGTAATGATCTTGAGAAACTTTATGCATTCTATAAAAAATATTTCTTTGATGAGGCTCAGGAATATTTCCCTTCTAATGCTTTTAACGCTGATGCAAGGATAGCATATGAAAATGGTAAACTGGCTTATAATGCCGGAACTTATTCGAATGATACAGACCCGATTACACAGTCATTGGGTGATCATTATGCTGCGGAACAACGGTGGGTGACCAAACGCATCCTTTATATGATGTCGAAGTATAATTTTGGCTTGTTCTCTGCTAATGGTTCCGATACTATCACTGTGCGTGCCGCTGGTAATACGATTAAATATGAACTGACTCCGGCTATGGATATGTATCCGGCTATTGCTAACGGTACAAGTATAATTCGGGGTGCACGAACGAAAGCTGGGGATGTGTGTGTAATGGAGATTGAATTATCCGGTTCCGGTGATCAGCAAAATGCAATACAGGGTGCTTCCTACTTGCAGGATATAGGTGACTGGTATAATAAGAATGTGCAAGGTTCCATGATTATTCAGGGACGTATGCTTCGTGATATTCGTTTAGGAAGCAAAACAGAGGCTATAGTCATATCTATATCTTCATTGACATTATCTAATTGTACATCTCTGCAACGACTATTGCTATCTAATATTTCCACATTGTCAGGTACATTGAATCTTGCCGGGTGTACTCATCTACAGGAAGTGTACGCTGATGGAACTTCTCTTGTACAAATCATTCTTCCGAAGGGTGGAGGACTCCGGACTGTAGAGTTTAGTGCTTACAATCAGTATTTGTCTTTAGCGAATTATCCGTTAATGACAAATGAAGGGGTGGGAATTGATTTATGTGAAGAGATCATTACTGACTTCTTTATAACCGGATGTCCGAAAGTAAAGCCGATGCAATTGCTGGTCAGTATAATGGATGCACAAACTGGGCAAGGTGGCGATCATAAACTGAAACGTATCCGTGCTGTAGGATTTGATGAAACATATGATGATTCAGATATGTTGGATAAGTTAGCAACACTCTCGAACGGTACGTATGAGGGATTAAGCTCTGAAGGATTAGCCGGAGAAGATGAATACCCGGTGTTGGATGGAACAATTACGATTAATACTAATGCGTATGAGGATTCGATAGAGATTTTGAGAAATGCGTTTAAGAAGCTGACTCTGAATATCAATGGTGATTTTTATGTGAGATTCAAGGATGCGGTAATAGGCAATTATTTTATTGATTTGTATGGAGATGGTGTTGGTATTACAAAACAACAGATTCAAAGCATTAAAGTTATTTCTGATAAAATATTTAGAGATAATGAAGAAATAACTAGTTTCGATGAATTACAGTATTTTACATCAATTTCTGAACTATATCCATATTCTTTCTTCAATTGTACGAAATTAGTTTCTATTATTCTACCTCCTAATATACAAATGTTATCAATACAAAGTTTACGAAATACAGGACTTTTGAGAATAAAAATACCCAAAAGCTTAACAGCAATTAAAAATTCAGTGTTTGATCAGTGTTTAAACTTAACAGAAGTTTTATTTGAAGAAGGTATTGATTTAATAGAATTAGGAGGTACTGTATTTAGTAATTGCCCAAGTTTAAGAAAGATAGAGCTTCCTGATTCAATTGTAAAAATTGGAGACTATTTGTTTAATGATTGTACTTCTTTAGAATATTGTCATTATCCTATAAATTCAAAGATTACAGAAATAAAGAAGAATAGTTTTGAAAACTGTAGTTCATTGACAGAATTACCACTTACCAAATATGTTACCTCATTAGGTAGTAATACTTTTAGAAAATGTATTTCATTATCTGGGCATCTTGATTTAAGTCGGATAACAAGTATGGGAAGTGGAGGATTTTACGGTTGTCAGGGAATTGAATCTGTTGATATCACTAGTTTAGAGACTGTTCCCTATGAAGCATTTAGAGGTTGTATCTCATTAAAATCGGTGGAATTTAGTAGAAAAACAAGGAATATAAATAATAGTTCATTTCAAAATACTATTATTACAAGTTTAAACCTATCACATGTTGAAGAAATTACCATTGGAGAAGCTGCTTTTTCTGGACTAAGAACATTAAATAAAATAAATTTGCCTAATAATTCCACTTTAAATTATAGATGTTTTGCGGATACTGGAATACAAGGTGAGTTATATATTCCTGCAAGTTGGGTGTTTATTAGCACTGGACATTTTAGTAACTGTAGCGAGTTGACTTATATTGAAGTGGAAGAAGGTAGGACTAGTATACCTCAAGGGTTTATTAGTTGGACGATTAAAGCAGATACAATAATCTTTCCCTCAACTATTACTGAAATTGGTGATAGTTTCTTACATGGGAATGGGTGGTATCCCACTTTTATTTGCAAAGCAATAATCCCTCCTGTAATAACAGGAACAGGATATATAGGATATGGTCCATTTAGTGAGATGTACGTTCCGGATGAGTCAGTTGAGGCATATAAAGCAGCTCCTAGTTGGTCTAATCATGCATCGCAAATAAAACCAATGAGTATGCTTGCAAACTCAAATATGTAGTTAAAGTATTTAATTAATGCCAATACGCAGATTGTATATCATCTGCATATTGGCTATATATCCTATAAATAAATGAGAACTTTATTCGTTATTCTTTTTATGCACTTGTTTCCCGTTATCTGAGTAGCAGTTATACGTTTACTATCGAACAGAATAACTCTGCCGGACATTCGGATTTTGAGATGATGAGAATTCCCGATATGGATTACTATACGGATGATTTTAGATACCGCCAACAGAGATGTGAAAGATTTAGTGGCGAAAGGCATCCTTGCTCCTGTGTAAGGACGTGTCAGGGATGTATCATACAT